TAAAAGAATTAAGTGGAGCTGGTGTATATACAATGATTGTAATGGGTTACGCTTTCCACTTTAGAGCAAAATTAGATGCATTTAATAGAAGACTAAATAGAGTATTAGAAGTACCAATTCCAAATGTATTTTTAACACCTAAAGGACCCGAAACAAGACCAGGAATGGAAGTTGGTCCAGATGGTTCTGCAGTAGGTAATTCAGCAGTTAATTCAGTAGTTGAAAAAAAATAAATTAAAAAGATAATAATCGATCAATCAAAATCAAACATTTGACGAGTTCCACAACGATTACGACATGTATCAATGCATCCACAATCTAATACACCACAATCCCACTCACAATCCTTATTACCACAATAATGAATATATTCATAACCTTTCTCTTTAGAATCATTACCTTCATCCTTATCAATATTAAAAGGTAATCGTTGAATTTTAGGAATTACAATAGATTCTTCAATAGAATTTTTTTTTAATTCTTCAACTATCTCTTTTTCTTGATCATTTAATTTATCATTATTTTGATCATTGCGAATAGGTGATTTTGGTTCAGTATGTGTTGATTGTTTTATTGGTGTGGTTTGTTGTGTAGTATTTCTTATTTTAATAGCATTAACAGATTCATTATTTGTACTAGACATTTTTGTATATCATATAGTATCTTGTAATTATACACATAATAATTCAATTTTTAATCCTAATTTATATAATAATATTTAAACAAATATTATTATTTAATATTAAGAATGACTGCACAAATAAGAATACCAAAAGAATATGAGAAATTAACAAATGATCCAGTTGAAAATGTTATTTTAGAAATAAATCCATCAAATATTTTTGAATGGAACTTTGTAATTTTTGGTCCAAAAGATACTCCATATGAAGGTGGAACATATCAAGGTATTTTATCTATACCAAAAGAATATCCTTTAAGACCACCTCAAGTAAAATTTACAACAAAATTATTTCACCCAAATGTATACACAGATGGTAAACTATGTATATCTATATTACATGAAGGTAAAGATGAAACAGGATATGAATCTGAATTAGATAGATGGTCACCATTAAATAATATTAGAACAATATTTAAGAGTATTATAAGTTTATTATATGATCCAAATGCAGACTCTCCTGCAAATTTAGATGCTGGAAAATTATGGAGAGACGATCGAGATGCATATAATAAAAAAATTAAAGATGATATGAATTAATTTATTTATTAAATTGAGTCTTTAATTGTTCAAGAAATTGTTTAGAAATAAAAGAAGGTTCAACTGGAATAAATTTTAATGCAATACGAGTAAAGAAATAATATTCAGCAGCACCAACAAAAGCAAAAACAATTAAGTTTTCACCAAGTGTTTCTAATAAATTGATCTTTGCATTAATTGATTTTAAATAATAAATAACACCAAAAAATACTAACCATCCTACTACATTTGCAATTAATAAATTTCTTAATAATCTATTATTTGCTTTTTTAACTTTTTTATCAGGTACTTGATATGGTAATAAAACTATATTTTTATCAATATTTTGTTTAATTACATCATATAGAGGATTAGCTCTTAATAGTGGTAAAAATTTGCCCATAACATTTCCTATTTGACCATTAATTTCATGATTGAAAGCTTTTTTAGAAACTTTGGAAATAAAAAAATGAAAGAATAATGATAAAAATGTAAATAAAATTAGAGAATGTAACATTAAGTTTATAAGAAAATTATAATCGAATATTTCAAACATTTATATAATTTATATTATATAAAATTTTAATATAATATAAATTATATTATAAATGGAGTCAAAACATCATTTAGCTAAATTATTGGTTAGTACTATTTTATCTGTTGCATTTGCATCATCCTTTATAGCATTTTTCTTTTTTACATATGCAAAAAATGTTGAAAGATTAATTGTAGTTAATAATGTTAAATATATAATTACTGATTTATTTAGAGATGTTATTTCTAAATTACCTAAAGAATTCAATCAACTTTTAGTATCACAAATAAATAATGTACAATTACCTAACATGGATGAAGAAGATGAAAAAGTTAAAAAAGGAAATGAAAAATTATTAGATCAATCATGGTCTTTATATTCAAAAGTATTAATAGGTGCAGTAGTAATAGCACTTATAATATCAGTATTATTTAGATTAAATATATTAGAAATAGCAGTAACAAATTTTGTACTATTAGGAGCAGTTGCTTTAACTGAATATTTATTTTTAAATAATGTAATTGCAAAATTTATATCAGCAGATCCAAATGTATTAAAATTAACAATTTTAGAAAAATTATTTGAATAAAAATTGATAAAATTTTAAATTATAATAAATTAATTATAATATAAAATAGATAATATCCAATGTATCAAAATATGCAAAAATTAAAAGAAAATCCAGATACAGAAAATATTGGTAAGAAATGGACAGAAGAAGAAAATTTAGAATTATTAAAAGAAGTCGAAGATGGTATAATTTTAGAAGATATTGCTTTAAACCATAAAAGAACATTAGGTTCAATTAAAGGTAAATTATTTAGTATTGCAGATCATTATATTAATACAAAAAAAATGGATATAAATGAAGTATCCAAAATAGTTAATATACCAGTTATGAACATAAATGATTATTTATTAAAGAAACTTCCCAAAAAAGATAGTAATAAGTTTTATATAGTAATTAAAGGTCGAGTACCAGGTATATATGATACATGGGAAGATTGTTCTAAACAAGTTTTTAAATATACTGGTAGTCATTATAAATCTTATAAAACTAGAGAAGAAGCTGAAGAAGCATTTAATAGTTTATCTGAAAACGTTGAAGAAGAAATAAAAGAAGAAGTAAAAGCTTTAAAATTAAATACACAGCAACAATCAGCATTAGATAGTTTTAAGACAAAAAAATCTATTTTTTTAACTGGTCCAGCTGGAACTGGTAAATCTGTAACTTTAAAAGAAATTATTAAATTTTGTGAACAAGAAAATAAGAAATTTGGTGTAACAGCAACAACTGGAACAGCTGCATTTTTAATTTCTGGTAAAACATTGCATTCATATCTTGGTATTGGATTAGGTAAGGATTCACCTAAAGAAATATTTGAATTTGTTAGATATAAATTAAAGCATGTTGCAGATAAATTACGTGATTTAGATGTATTAATTATAGATGAGATATCTATGTTAGATAAAGAATTATTTGATAAAATATCTAAATACTTATCATTACTTCGTAAAGATTCAAGACCTTTTGGTGGATTACAATTAGTATTAACAGGTGATTTTTGTCAACTTGAGCCAATTAATGGTGAATATTGTTTTCTATCAGATATATGGAAACAATTAAAAGCTGAAACAATTTACTTGCATAAATTAATCCGTCAAGATGGTGATACAAAATTTCAAAAAATGTTATCAAAATTTAGATATGGTATTTGTTCTGAAAAGAATTATCAAACACTATTATCATTAAAAGATACAGAATTTGGTGATGTTAAACCAACTAAACTATATCCACGTAATATGGATGTTGATAGAATTAATAAAGAAGAATATGATAAGTTAATAAAATCAGGAGCAGAGATGATTAAATATGAAACGAAAATACCCGCGTTTAGTAAAAAGAATAAAGAAAGATCTGAAAAATGGATTAAATCATTAGAATTACCTGATTTTGTTGAATTATGTGTTGGTGCTCAAGTTGTTGTTTTAGCGAATATAGATCAAGATGCGAGTATTGTAAATGGTACGCGTGGTGTTATTACATCATTAAATAAAAATAAAGTTACAATAAAACGTGTAAATGGATCTAAAATAGATATTCAATATTATAAAACAACTAATATCGAAGATGAAACATTAGTCGTTCAATATATACCATTAAAATTAGCATATGCATTGAGCATACACCGTAGTCAAGGTATGACACTAGATGCAATTGAAATTGATATAGGTCAAAAGATATTTGCAGCAGGTCAAGCATATACTGCATTATCAAGAGCACAAAGTTTAAAGAGTGTTAAAGTAGTAGCAGTTTCAAAGAATAGTTTTATAGTAAATAAGAATGTTAAAGATTTTTATCAAAAAATAGAAGAAGAATTAGAAGAAAAAACAAATAAATTTGTTAAAGAAACATTAAATATGGTTATTTACAATTTAGCAAATCATATAGATAAAGATAATACATTGAATTTTATATGGGAATTTATACCAGAAAATAATACAGAAATGGAAGATTTTTTTGATGAATATCCATATAGTAAATTAAAATTAGATTATATGGATTATGAAATTAAAGAAGAACCAAAAGAAATAAAAACAGATAAAGATCGCATTAATAAATTAATTAATATGGTATATAAGACTAGAGATATGATGTTATATGATATTGATACTGTTAAAGAAAAAATAGATGAATATGAACTGTATTAAATGAGATAAATTTTATATATTTTTTTATAAATTAAATTTATGAATAGAACTGAAAAAATTATTAATAGATTAAATATATGGATGAATAATATTGAATATGATGATAATGGGTATTTATTATCAAGTGATAATGAATATAAATGTAAATTAGAAAACAATCAAATTATTGTATATCATTTAAAAACTAATCGAAAAATCGCAATTATTAGTTTAGAATTAGAATTTAGGATGTTAGATCTTACACACAAGACAGAACAAGAAGAATTTGATAATTTTATATTAAAACAATATACGAATTCATTAATTTATAGAATTTTATCAACTGTTTGATATTCTTTACTTATATTTTCTTCCATAAAAATTGAAGATACCATATTATATGTATAATATACTAAACTTTAAAATAAAATGGAAAGTTTACCAAATATTAGATATGATATTGATTGTGTTATATATCACGATCCTTGTCAAGATGGTTTAAGTGCAGCATGGGTAGTTTATCGTTGGTGTAAAGATAATAATATTAATCTTAAATTAATTCCTAAAAGAATTAATAATGATCCAATTGATGAAAAACTATACGAAGGAAAAAATCTATTAATGGTTGATATTGTTACAGATGATTTTCAAAAAATCAAGGAAAAAGCAAAGACTCTTGTAATTCTGGATCATCATAAAACAAATCAAGCAAAGTTAGTAGGAATTGATTATGCATATTTTGATATGCATAAATCAGGTGTTGGTCTTGCATGGGAATATTTTTATAATGATAAAGAAATGCCTAAATTTTTGGCATGTATTCAAGATAGAGATATTTGGACATGGAAGATTCCAGAATCAAAAGGATTTTGTGATGGTTTTAGTAATCTTATGTATTTAGATGAAGAACCGAGTTATGAGATTCGTTTGAATAATAAACTTGGATTATTTAATGAATTATATGATCAATGGAACGTTGGACTAACAGAAAAATTTGATTCATATTGTAAGATTGGAGATGTATTAAATAAAATTAAAATGAGTCAAGTTAAATCAATGGTACGAAATGTAGATTTATATAAAGTAAAACTACAAGATCATCCAGAATTAAAAGCAGCAATCTTTAATTGTACTGGTGATATTGCAAGTGAACTTGGTAATTATGCGGTTGAAAATACTGAAGCTGATTTTTCTGTAATGTGGCGTTATAACCACGATACAGAAGAGTATTGTTATTCTTTAAGAAGCATCGATACAAAAGCAGATGTAAGTTTAATTTGTAAACTATTTGGAGGAGGAGGACATCGTAATGCAGCTGGTGGGGCGAGTAAATTACATCCAAAAGAATTATTTCAATATGAAAAAATAGAAGATTCTGACGATGAATGAAAAAATTGATTTAATTTATTATTAGGATCTAAAGTATTATTTTAAAGATATAATGTCTAAACATAAAGTATTTAGTTCAATCATGAATAATATGCTGAAAAATTTTGATGGACAATTTATGAATGATGTGGAAGTTAAAAGTAAATTTGGCAATAATGCCGGCAGCATTGATTCAATGTTGCGTGTAAAAACAACAGTATTTATATTTGCATATAAATTTGACAATGGTATAATGTCTGCAAATAATATTACACAATTTTTTAGATCATGCAATACTGTATGTACTAATATTAAAGAAAAGCATCCAACAAAGGAATATACATATTATAAGATTTTGGTAACAAAAAAACCTGTAAATACACAAGATTTTCTTGATCAGAATGGAAAACCAAAATTTTATAATCTGCATCTTAATCCAGAAGATATTAATGATTTGATACCAGAATCATTTGATAGTGAACTTATGGATAGAGTTATGATGCGAGTTTATAATGCAATCGCAAATACTGTCAATGATTTTCCTGGATTAAAAGAGGATAGTGATAATATTAGAATGACATATTATTATTAATTTATAATTTAGTTTAAATTTAAACAAAATTATATATTAAATCAATATAATGAGTCAACATGATAGAATAAAAAAAATTATTCAAAATAATAATATTAAGAATAAAAGCAAAAATATTATAAATAAAAGCAAAGAAAATGTTTTAGGTAGAAATAGAGTTTTATTAGTTTTGGTAACAAAAAATAATTCGGGTACTATTGGTGAGTGTCTTGAATCTGCGTTTGATTTTGTTGATGGTATTTGTGTATTTGACAATGAATCTTCCGATAATACTAAAGAAATAATTGAGGATTATTTTGACGATATTAAAATTCCAACAAAATTTAGTCAATTAAAAGGTATGCAAAATGATAATGGTTATAATAAAACTCTAGCTTTTAAAGAAGCAATAAAATTTTGTGCAAATCAGAAATGGAAATTAGATAAGACATATTGTTTATTTATAAATCCAGATGAAGAATTAGATTTTCCAAAAAATTATAATAAAGAAAAATTTATATATGATTCATATAGAATAGTTGTAGAAGATGGTCTTTATAAAAGTTATCAATTAAAATTATTCAAAATGAACATAGATTGGGCTTGTGAGGGAAAAGTTAATGAAAATTGGATTATTAATGAAAAGAATAATTTTTATGAATTAGATGAAGAAGACTTTATAATTTTATATAATAATGATGATTCAGATGAAGAACATAAAAATAAATTATTAAAAAATATTGAAATACTGGAAAATGATCTAAAAGTAAATAATAATTTAAAAAATATATTTGATTGTGCAGATAATTATTTTGAATTAGATAATTATGAAAAAGCAATTGAATTATATGAAAAAAGATTAGATTTAGTAAATAAAATGGGTATAACTGATAAACAAAATTACGAAGAAGATTTTATTACTAAATTAAGAATAGCTGAAAGCAAAGTAGCATTAGTTTATGAAGAAGATGATATCCGGGAAAGTTATATTACCTTAATTGATCAATATCCATTTATGCTAGAACCTATTTATAATTTAATGTATTTTTATTATGTAGTAGAAGATTGGAAGAGTGTTTTTGAAATTGGTAAATTAGGAATTAATATAAGATCTGATAACATACCTTATAAATATGAATATAAAGTATATGATTATAAATATAAAAAATTAATGTTAGATGTTTGTTTAAAAAACAAAAATTATGGACTGGGTGTTAAATTAGGACATGAATTATTAGATGAAAAACTATATAGAGAAGATGATGACTCTGAAGATGAAGAAGATGAAGAAGATGAAGATGAAGAGGATAAAAAGGATAAAGAAGAAGAAGAAGAAGAAATTAAGGATAATTATAAAAAATGTTTAAGTAAATTAATTAATAGTGATTTAGGATTAGATGAAGAAATTAAGAACAAAGATGATATAAAAATTATATTAATTAATGAAAATGAAAATGAAAATGAAAATATTAAATTATTATATAATAAGATCTTATCATGTGGATTTTCTGTTGAATTGTTTTCAACAGAAACTAAAATTAATATGGATAATAAATCATTAAAAGCCAAAGGATGGTATAATTTAAATAATAATAATGAAGTTTCTTTATTTGATAAGGCTATATATCATGCTCATAAAAATAAATATAAATATACATGGTTTATTACGGATGATGTTAAATTTAATAAGGATGAATTAGGCGAAAAATTAAAAGAACTATTATCTTATAAATCAATCGATGATTTAATAACAACAAATTTATCAGAAGATAATGAAAATATGCAAAAACTATTGACTGAAAATCCTATGAATACAATATCAAAAAATGACGAAGATTGGATGAGCACATTAAATAATATATGTAGAATATCGTATAGTCTATTAAATAGAATAAATGAATATAGAATAAAAAATCAAAAAATGATAAATAATGAATTTTTATTTCCAACATTATGTAATAAACATGAAGAAATGATAATTTCCTTTTTTAATGAATTAGATATACCAATTTTAGTTCAAAAAAGAGAAAAGATTGAATTAAATGAAATTGAAAATAAAGTTTTAAATAATCCAAATACATTTAATTTTAATATTAGTATGTACTGTAAATATAAAACTGAAGTAGAAAAAATAAAACAATATTTTACACTAAATACAATAAATTATAAAATTTTAGATTATGATGGATTTAATCAAATAAAAATTTTAATTGATAAAGAAATTGAATTATCAGTATCTGATAAGAAAGTTATTAAAGGATTAGAGAGAAAGAATATAATTATTCATTATGAAAATGATAATAAAGATTATACTTACGTATATAAAAAGAATAATTATGTTTGTATATCGATGTTATTGAAAGATATTATTGAAAGAATTGCTCATTCTACTCAAAGACTACAATTCCTAGAAAATTTATTAGAAGGTGAAGAAATAGTTATTTTGGGTGGTGGACCATCTACTGCAATGTTAACTGATAATGAATTAAAATATATTATAAATAATTATATAACAATCAGTGTAAAATATGTATTTGATATATTAAATAAAAAAAAATTACATCCAACATTTCATGTTTTAAATCAATATTTATCAGTAGGTTCATTAGAAAAATCCATTGAAAAATCATCAAAATATACAACTATATTTGGTTCAGATGGAACATTTGAGAATGATACTGCTTTAATGATAGTTAAAATTAGAGATGAACATTTTTGTATTAGAAATTTTAAAAAATTATTAGCAAATCATATTGATTGTATAACATGGGGTAAGGACGGAAAAAATGAGAGATCATATATACATTTGCATATAATGTGTGAATTATCATTACCTCTATCAATTCATTTAGGAATTAAAAAAATATATACAACTGGATGGGATTTAAAACCAATAGATAATAAAAATTATTGTTTTGAAAGTGGTGAAAAACTTAATAAAAATAGTGAAAATTTAAAATATAAATATGTTCCAGATTTTGAAACTTGTGAATATAATTATGTTCCAGATATTGAAAAAATATTAAATAATTTAGGAATAACAATAAATAAAATAAATAACAGTCCAATTTTATTAACTTTAAAGAATGATTTTTTTCCAGATAAATATTAAATTTAAGACTATATAAATAAATAAATATATAAAATTATATATATATATTTATGTTATCATATAATCAACTAAAAGAAAAATTTTTTATTATTGCTGGTCCAAATGTTATTGAATCTGAAGCACATGTTTTATTTATGGCAAAGCAATTAAAAGAGAAATATTCAAAATATAATGTTAATTTTATATTTAAGGTTTCTTTTGATAAAGCAAATAGAACATCTTTAAATTCATATAGAGGTGTTTCTTTCGAAGAAGGTTTAAGAATTCTTAAAAAGGTTAAAGAAGAAGTAGGTGTTCCAATTATAACTGATATTCATGAATCTTGGCAAGCAAAACCAGTTGCAGAAGTAGCTGATATTTTACAAATTCCAGCATTCTTATGTCGTCAAACAGATTTATTGAAAGCAGCAGCAGAAACTGGCAGAATTCTTCATGTAAAAAAAGGTCAATTTGCTTCAGCCGATGTAATGCATAAAACAAAAGAAAAGTTAATAGCATTTGGAAATCCAAATGTAATTCTATGTGAAAGAGGTAATTCCTTTGGATATCAAGATTTAGTAGTTGATCCTAGAAATTTAGTATGGTTAAAGAGTTCTACAAATTTAGTAAGTATGGATATAACACATTGTTTACAACAACCAGCGCAAAAGATGGCAGATGGAACTGTACAATCCGGTGGTCTGCGTGAATTAATTCCTTATATGGGGAAAATGGCTGTTAGTTTAGGCGTTGATGGTGTTTTTATGGAAGTGCACGATCGTCCTGATGAAAGTTTTTGTGATGCTCCTACACAATGGCCTTTAGATAAATTAGATTGGTTATTAGAATTTATGGGTGTCAGTAAAGCATTACCTATTATTTTACCTGAAAACTTACCAAATAAATCATCTATAAATAAAAGTATAGCTGCATTTGTATGTATCAAATTAAATAATACGAGATTACCAAATAAGAACATTCTTGATCTAAATAATAAGCCTTTATGTTATTGGATTTTTGATAAATTAAAGAAAGTTAAGAATGTTGATAAGATATATGTATATTGTTCGGATGAAACAATTAAAAATTATATACCAGAAGATATCATATTTATTAAACGTGATAAAAAGTTTGATAGTAATGAAACAAAAGCAAATGAATTATTAAAATCATTTGCTGAAATAGTAAAATCAGATTATTATTTATTATGTCATGCGACATGTCCATATTTAAAAGTATCTACTATACAAGAAATTGTTGATGATTTTAATCCATTAAAAAATGGATCTGCTTTTACTGCTAAAAAATTTCAAACATTTCTATGGCAAAATAATAAACCATTAAACTTTTCATTAAATGATATTCCAAGAACTCAAGATATGGATCCATTTTATATAGAAAATATTGGTGCTTATTTATATAGTTATGAAGATATTATGATTAAACATCGTAGAGTTGGAGAAAATCCATTGATAGTCAATGTTTCTGATATTGAATGTGTAGATGTAGATTATAAAGAAGATTATGAATTTGCAAAAACATTAGAATCTGAAATGTTAGATACATATAATTAGTAATTAATAATTCCATATAATTTATTATTAATAAGAATTGGTATATAATTTTTTTGTATACATTCATTAATAAATTTATCAAGATCATTTTCATAATAATAATTTTTATTAATATCATTTATATTAATAATTTTTGTATTTTCATTATTTAATAATATTCGTCTAATATCACCATCAGTTAAAATTCCTATTAACTCATCTAAATTATTTACAAAAAAACAACATCCTATTTTAAACTTTGTCATTTCTAATAAAATATTATGTAGATATATTTCATTTTCTAATATTATTTTTGGATAATTTTCAGTTTTTATACAATCTTTAATTTTTTTAAGATTATTTCCAATATTTCCAGCAGGATGATTATTTTTATAACTAGTTATATCAATATCTTTCTTTAATAATGATACAAGAATATTTGAAAATAATACTTGACTCATGTAACTATTAGTTGGTATTTTATTTATTGTACCACTAATTTCATTTTTAAATGGTAATTTTAATGTTTGATTACATAATTCTTCAAATTTACTATTACTATCACAACAAATTCCAATTATATAACATTTTCTTTCTTTTAAAAATGGTATTAATTGTAATAACTCTACAGTATTACCCGATTTACTAAACAAAAATATTAAGTCATTTTCTTTTATAGTTCCAATGTCACCATGTAATGCATTAATACCATTTAGATAAAAAGCATTTATACTAATAGATTTTAATAGATTCGTACAATGATTTGCAATATTTTCACTTTTACCAATAACATAAAAATATATTATATTACTTTCTTTAATTCTATTAATAATATCATCCATTTTTTCAAAATCAAAATTATCAATTTGATAATTCATTTCTATTTTAATTTCTTGTTTTAATGAAATATTTTTATTTTCTATAATCTTATCTACAAATTCTCTTACACATCCATCCCCTCCTTTATTTTTACATATATATGTAACCGTTTC